AGTCATAGGGACGCCCACTCAGCTTGCCGCGCTTGGTCGTTGTCGGCCCGCCGGCCCTGACAAATACCTGCAGTGGCCGCCGGCCCGGCTCAACCCGAATCGAGTCGCGCAATTCGCGAACGGCATCGGTCCCTTCAGGCACCGCACTTTTCATGGCGTTGGCCAGCACGAGCCCCTGCTCGAACGGCACCCGCTGCAATTCCTTGGCGACCACTTTCGGAATGTTTTCCATCAGCTGCTTGAACTGCTCTACCGACAGATTGCGCCGCGCCATTCAATGCACCCTGACCTTGTGGCGTTCGAGCATGGCGTCGAATTCCTCGTTGCTCGGCGGCTCGGTCAACTCGCCGGCGCCGTTGGCCTTGTTGTAGCCGCGCACACACGCGGCAATCTCCCAAACCGAAGCCGCATAGGTCTGCGACGATGACCAGCCGAGCGCCGCACCGAGCCCGAGGATCGCCGAGCGTTTCATGCGCCCGTCGTCGTGCTGGAATGCCTCACCTCCGCTGGCCTCCTGGTCCATGTCCGGCCGGTCATCGGCGACGCCAATAATTGCCGCCTCCAAAAGGCCGAGCGCCAGCGGCACGCTGGCCGCGAGCCCTTGCGGATGCCTATCGACACAACGCCGCACCAGCTTGTCGGCCTCGCGATCCGACAGCCCGCCGCCGATCAGCGCCAACCGCACGGTCTCGCGGATATCGTTCATGTACCAGACGCCGCCGATCAGGCGCGCATAGATGGCCGCGATCGCGGTCTTGCGGCGGTCCTCCAGGGTCATCACCAGGCCGCATGCGGTGAGGCAAAACAGATGCCGGCCGCCCCGCCACTCGATCGGCCTTGCGCCAGCCGTCAGCATTTAAGGATTTGGCACCCAAACCACCGCGCCATCGTTCACAAGGCTGATTTCGAGCGTGACCTTCTGACCGCGTTGGCCACCGTACTTGAGCGACGTCAGGATGAACGTGCCGAGCCAGTGGCCGAGCCCTGCGTCGTTGAGCTTGATCTGCGCGCTGCGCGATTCAGCCGACGAGAACCACGATTCCCAGACGTCGAACGACTCAATGGCCATCACGCCGCTGCCCGTCACCGTCGCCGACAAGGCGTTGACGTCCTTGGCCTCCCAGGCCGGCGCTTCCGGATCGGCGCAATCGGGAATCAGCGTCGAGTTGGTCGACGCCGCCAGGTCAAAACTCTTGGTCGTGAGCCCGCACGGCTCCGAAAACACCTCTGGCTCCGCGCCATCGCCGACAAGAATCAGCAGCTTGGTACCAGGAAGCACTGTTGGCTGAGCCATAGTTCTCTCCATTTGCAGAAAGCGCCAACGGCGCGGGACTTACACGGGTTGCAGCAAGGCTCGGAACGTCAGCGCGGCATGCCGCGTCAGGCCGTCCGGATCGCGCAGATAATTGAGCACCTGCATTTCCAGCACGACCAGATGAAAGCCGTCGACCGTCAGCGCCTGGTCGTCGAGCGCGTCGACGATGCTGGCACTGACGCCCATCAGCTCGGGATAGCCTTGTGCGCGCGACCATGCGTCGATCTGCAGGAACACCTCGGTGCCATCGATGCAGTCGGCCTTGTCCGGCAACACCTGGCTGCCGCTGATCGAGACATAGGGAAAGGTCGGCGACGGCGGCACCGAGTCATAGATGCGGTCGCCGGCGATATCGGCACCCTTGAGCGCCGCGACGATCGCAGCCTGCAGCGGTAGGCTCGGATCGCTCATGTAAACACCACGGCGCCGGCGCTGGCCATCGCGGCCTCGATCTCGACCCGGCTGCCGCGCGAGCCGGAAAGCCCGAGCGAATTGAGCACGAACGCGCCCGCGTATGTCCCGACGCCGCTCAGCTGGATCTGCACGTTCACCGGCAGCCGGCCGATCGCCCAGTCGTGCCACACGTCATATGACTCGACGGCCATCACGCCGCTGCCGCTGAGCTTGCACGACAGCGCGCCGGCCTCGGCCTCGTCCCAATTTCCGCCGATCACCGCAAACTGATTGAGCGCACTGGCGATCTCAAAATTGCGCGCCGTCAGCCCGCACGGTGCAGCGAACGTTTCCGGCGCGCCGCCGTTGCCGACCAGGATCAGCATCTGCGAGAACTTGAGCGTGGTCGGCAGACTCATGCGACGCCCTTCTCGCACAGCATTTCGAGAAACTTGTCGTGGTCGGCGAGGTGCTCGGCCGGATCGATGATCGAGCGGATGTTGTAGATCACACCGCTGCGCTGGTCCTTGATACGCCAGGCGGTATCGACCTGGACCGCGCTGGGCGACTTGCGAACGGTGATGTTGACCAGATTGACCCCGGTCAGCCGCGCCGCCAGCACGTCCTCGCCGCCGAGCCGTGGCTTGATGTTGGCCGAGCAAGTGAACACCGGCACGTCGGGAAATTCACTTTGATCGTTGCCATAGTCGGGATCGCCGGTCACGGTCTGCCGCTGATAGAAGCCGACCAGCGATCGCAAATCACCGGCTTGCAGTGCCATGCTCGTCCTTCCGAATTGTTGGCCGCTCGATCGCAACGGCTTTGCCCAGGCTGATCGCCTGCGCGGCGCAGTCGGCCTTCACCAGGCACGACAGCCCCGGCTTATAGGCGATCACGACATTGTGCCGCACCGCGTAGTTAAACGCCGCGATGAAACGCACCCACGGCATGGTCAGTTTGAGCGCCTCGATCGCTGCCTATTCCTGCGCACGTCGACCGCGGTATTGCGCCGCGTGGACGTCGCCAGGTGCAGCACGCGCGACGAGCGGTCATAACGCCGCGTGCCAATCCGCAACACGTCCGCGAGCTCTGCGCCGTTGATCGGCAGCGCGCCGGCGGTGAGCGTGTCGTAAAAGTTGGCCCTATAGGCCGGCGAGACCGTCGCGCCGACCAGCGGCAGCGTGCCGGCGACAATCGCGTCGGTGCGGCCATGGGCGTCGGCAAGCGCCGCGCCGACCAGAGGCAGCGCGCCGGCCGTGATCGTGACGTGATAGGTGACCCGGTCGGTGATCGCCTGCCCGGCGATCGGCACCGAGCTCGCGACGATCGTGTCGGAAAAGCCCGACGTAAAAACCGGCGTGAGCGTTGCGCCGACCAATGGCACCGTGCCGGCGGTGAGCGTCTCGGCACGGGCAAACAAATCGGCGAGCACCGCGCCCGCGATCGGGACGCTGCTCGCCGTCAGCGTGTCGGCATAACGGGCGGTATAGAACGGCGCAATTGCGGCGCCGCCGATCGGGACGCTGCTCGGCGTGATCGTGTCGCTGTAGTTGATCGATCCGGCCGAAAAGACCGGCGTGATCGTTTGCCCGACCAGCGGCACCGAACTCGCGGTGAGCGTGTCGCTGTAGCGAGCCGTATAGACCGGCGAGACCGTCGCGCCGGTGATCGGTAGTGCACCAACCGCGAGCGCATCGGTGCGGCCGTAAGCGTCGGTGATCGCCGCGCCGCCGATCGGCACCGTGCCGGCGGTCAGCGTGTCAGCGCGCGCGAACACATCAGCGAGCACCGCGCCCGCGATCGGCACCGAGCTCGGCGTGAGCGTATCGCTGTAGCGAGCCGTATAGACCGGCGCGAGCGTTGCGCCGCCGATCGGCACCGAGCTCGGCGTGAGCGTATCGCTGTAGTTAATACCGCCAGCCGAAAAGACCGGCGTGATCGTTTGCCCGACCAGCGGCACCGAGCTCGCGGTGATCGTGTCGGCATAACGGGCGGTGTAGACCGGGGCAATCGTCGCGCCGCCGATCGGCACCGCGCTCGGCGTGATCGCGTCGGTGCGGCCGTAAGCGTCGGCGACCGTTGCGCCAACAATCGGCACCGCGCTCGCCGTGATCGTGTCGCTGCGCGCAAACAGATCGGCGAGCACCGCGCCGACCAGGGGCACCGAGCTCGCGGTCAGCGTATCGGCATAGTTGGCGGTATAGACCGGCGAAACCGTCGCGCCAGTGATCGGCAGCGCACCCGCTGTGATGGTGTCCGTGCGCGCGAACACATCAGCGAGCACCGCGCCGCCAATTGGCAGCGATCCGGCGGTGATCGTGTCGGTGCGGCCATAGGCGTCGACGATCGCCGCGCCGCCGATCGGCAGCGCACCTACCGTGATCACCGCCTCACTGATCGCGTAGACCGGCGCGAGCGTTGCGCCCGCGATCGGGACGCTGCTCGGCGTTATCGCGTCGGCGTAGTTGGCGGTATAGACCGGCGCGATCGCCTGGCCGTTGATCGGCACCGAGCTCGGCGTTATCGCGTCGGCATAGTTGGCAGTGTAGACCGGCGCAACATCCTGCCCGGCGATCGGCACGTCACTGGCGGTGATCGTGTCGCTGTAACCGATACCACCGCCAGCGCCCGGCACATAGTCGGGCACGATATCTTGCCCGGCGATTGGAACGCCACTGGCGGTGATCGCGTCGCTGCGTGCGAAGACGTCAGCGGCAAGCGATTGACCACCGATCGGCAGCACCCCAGCAACGATCGTATCGCTGCGCGCGAACCTGTCAGCGGCCAGCGCCTGGCCGCCGATCGGCAGCGCGCTTGACGTTATTGTATCGCTGCGCGCGTGCCTGTCCGC